TCCGATGACAGATACATTTGAGGTTTTTGCAGACAACCGGCCTCAGGCTGAAACCCAGGAGGTACGGTTGTCTTTATTTATAAAGGGAAACTACACTGCCCGCAAAAACGAAATAGTGAACACATTGCTTCAAGCGGGCTTTACCATTACCGACAGGCGGTATATAGGCCATGAGGACGATACCGGCTATCACCATTATGCCATCGATGTGGCAAAAGAATATGAAGTAAGGGAGGAATGAGAGACATGGCGACAATCGGACTGGACAGGTTGTATTATTCCAAAATAACCGAGAATGAAAATGGAGAAGAAAGCTACGGCACGCCTGTTCCGCTGGCTAAGGCGATTACGGCGGAACTTTCGGTAGAGCTGGCCGAGGCGACGCTTTATGCCGACGACGGGGCGGCAGAAGTGGTCAAGGAATTTCAAAGCGGTACCTTATCTCTTGGAGTTGCAGACATCGGTGTTGCTGCTGCAGAGGTTTTGACGGGAGCTACCCTTGACGACAACAAGGTGCTTATTTCCGCAAGCGAGGACGGAGGCGCTCCGGTGGCAATCGGGTTCAGGGCAAAGAAAGCCAACGGCAAGTACAGGTATTTTTGGCTTTACAGAGTAAAATTCGGCATCCCGGCGGCAAACCTGCAAACGAAGGGCGACAGCATCACATTTTCCACGCCAACTATTGAAGGGACAGTCATGAGACGTAACAAACCAGATGGCCAAGGAAAGCATCCGTGGAAGGCAGAGGTCAGCGAAGACGATCCCGGCGTATTGCCCGCCACTATTACCGGCTGGTATACGGAAGTTTATGAGCCTGTCTTTGCCGTGGGAGGAGGCGGCGAATAATGCAGGGTACGGACAGAAGCGCAAGCATCAGCATCGGCGGCGAGAAATATCAGCTTATTCTAACCACCAGAGCGACAAAGGAAATCGCTAAAAGGTACGGCGGACTTGAAAATCTCGGCGCCAAACTGATGAAAACAGAGAACTTCGAGATGGCGCTGGACGAAGTGGTATGGCTGATTACGCTGCTGGCCAACCAGAGCATTCTGATACACAACCTGAAAAATCAGGATAAGCGGGAGCTTCTGACCGAGGAGGCGGTGGAGCTTCTCACATCCCCGCTGGAGCTGGCGGCATACAAAGACGCTATTATGGAGGCAATGTTCAAGGGTACGAAAAGAAACGTTCAAAGCGAGGATGGCTTAAAAAACACACCGGCCGGGTGAGCGATGAGGAATTGTTTACCCGGCTCATATATTACGGTACTGTCCAGCTCAACCGTTCAGAGGATGAAGTATGGCTAATGCCTATTGGGTACCTGCTTGACTTGTGGGAGTGCCACAAGCAGTTCTTAGGTATTTCCAAACCGAAGCGGGAGCTGACCATAGATGAAGTGATACCTTATGGAATTTAAAAATTTTGCAGGAAGGAGGCGGTTATGTGGCAGACGATTTTGGCTTAAAGATCGGGATTGAAGGCGAAAAGGAATTTAAGAACGCCATCCGGGAAATCAACCAAAGCTTCAAGGTGCTGGGCAGTGAGATGAACCTGGTCGCATCCCAGTTTGACAAGCAGGATAAATCAGTTGAAGCTGTCGCTGCGCGAAACAGGGTGCTTAGCAAAGAGATCGACTCGCAGAAAGAAAAAATTGCCACATTGGAGAAAGCGCTTGCCAACGCCGCCTCCTCTTTCGGGGAGACCGACAAGCGGACGCAAAGCTGGCAGATACAGCTCAACAACGCCAAAGCGGAACTCAACAAAATGGAGCGCGAGCTGGAGGCAAACAACAAAGCGCTGGACAATGCGGGAAAAGAGTTTGACGAAGCGGAAAAACAGGCGGACGAATTTGGCAGAGAAATTAAAAATGCCGCGGATCAGGCGGATGACGCAGGCGGGCGTTTTGAAAAATTGGGCGGTGTTTTGAAAGGTATCGGCGTGGCCATGGGCGCGGCCCTGGCGGCCATCGGCACGGCGGCAGTCGGTGCTGGCAAGGCGCTGGTGGATATGTCGGTCAATTCGGCTGCCTATGCCGATGAAATCCTTACCGCTTCGACCGTAACCGGCATGTCCACCGATAGCCTGCAGGCGTACAAGTACGCGGCGGAGCTTGTGGATGTGTCCTTGGACACTTTAACCGGCAGCATGGCAAGGAACGTTAGATCCATGTCTTCCGCACGGAAAGGCACCGGCGAGGTCGCAGACGCTTACCGGAGGCTTGGCGTTTCGGTCATTGACATGAGCGGCAACCTGCGCGACAGCGAAACGGTATACTGGGAAACCATAGACGCACTCGGGAAGGTGTCCAACGAAACCGAGCGTGACGCGCTGGCCATGCAGATTTTCGGCAAGTCGGCTCAGGAGCTCAATCCCCTGATTGCACAAGGTTCTGCAGGGATAGCGGAACTGACCGAGGAAGCAAAACGTATGGGTGCGGTGATGAGCGAGGATTCGCTGAACGCCCTCGGAAAATTTGACGACAGCATCCAGCGGCTCAAAGCGGGCGGCGAGGCGGCAAAGAACATGCTGGGCACCGTGCTGCTTCCCCAGCTTCAGATATTGGCCGACGACGGCGTTGCGCTTCTTGGAGAATTTACTCGCGGTTTATCCGAAGCAAACGGCGACTGGACGAAGATAAGCGAGGTTATCGGCAATACGGTGGGAAGCCTTGTGAATATGCTGATGGAAAACCTGCCGAAGCTCATTCAGGTAGGCTTGGATATCGTCACCTCCATCGGCGGGGCAATAGTGGATAACCTTCCGGTTATTATCGACGCGGCGGTTCAGATTGTCATGACGCTGCTGCAGGCTTTAATCGACGCGCTGCCGCATATCACCGACGGCGCTTTGCAGCTTGTCATGGCGCTGGTGCAGGGCATAATCGATAATCTTCCCGCTTTGGTGGAAGCTTCGGTGCAAATGATTGCGACGCTGGCGTCCGGTATCGGGGAGGCGCTTCCGGAGCTGATCCCGGCTGTCGTCGAAGCCATCATCCTTATCTGCGAGACACTGATAAACAACATGGATCAGATACTTGACGCGGCGTTTCAGATCATACAGGGGCTGGCGCAGGGACTGTTAAACGCATTGCCAAAGCTTATCGAGGCGCTGCCGGGGATTATCGCGTCAATCATTGATTTCGTGACAAGCAACCTTCCGAAGATCGTAGAACTTGGAATTACGCTTATCGTCCAGCTGGCCATGGGCCTGATCAAAGCTATTCCGGAGCTGGTCAAGGCGCTCCCGCAGATTGTGGCGGCTATCCTTGAAGGCTTGGGCAAGGCGGCCTCTTCGGTGGTCGAGATCGGCAGGAACATTGTCAGGGGCATTTGGGAAGGCATCAAGAGCCTTGGAAGCTGGCTGTGGGATAAGGTCAGCGGCTTTTTCTCCGGCATTGTCGACGGAGTGAAAAATTTTCTTGGCATCCGCTCACCGTCCACAGTTTTTGAAGGCATCGGCGGCAATATGGCGCTGGGTCTGGGCGAGGGCTTTAACAAGGCCATGGCAAGGGTGGCGGACGACATACAAAATGCGGTGCCGACAGATTTTAATATTTCGCCTGACATTAGCGCAAACGGACGCAACGGTTCCGGAGGCTCAGCATCCGGCCCGCTGGTTGTTGTTCAGCAGATGATAGTGCGAAGCGAGGACGATATCCGCAGAATTTCGCAGGAACTGTACAACCTGATGCAGACCGGATCAAGGGCGCAGGGCCGCTTCAGCACGGCGTAGAGGAGGGGGCTTATGGGATTTATCTATAACGGCATATCGTCGCAAAGCATGAAAATACGGGCAAGACTTACCAAATGGCAGGTCTCCCCTGCCCTGCGCAATTCTTTTGAAACTGTGCCGGGAAAAGCGGGCGTTGCGGATTTCGGGTGCGATATATCCGAACGAAACATAATAATAAGCTGCAGTGTGCTTCCACAGCGCAGCTTTGCCGGGCTGGTATCGGTTCTGGATAACGCAGCCGAATGGCTGAATCCGGCAAACGGGCTTAAGCAGCTTATCCTCGACGACGTGCCCGACAGGTATTTCATGGCGCGGCTTTCGGAAGCGGTTGACTGCGAGCGGCTGCTGCGCACTGCCGGAAGCTTCGAGCTTCGGTTTGTCTGCCCCGATCCGTATGCCTATGCGCTGGAGGATGAAATATTCGTTATTTCCGGAACAGGAACACATGAGATAGAGAGGCTTACCGGGAACGCTGAATCCGAGCCGGTGTATTTCTTGAAGGGCGTGATCTCCGCATCTTCCTCAAGCTATATATCCCTCATTACAAATGGAGAGGAATTGCGGATTGCCGGCCCATTATCTGAGGGCGAGACGCTTGTCATTGATTCCGGCATGGTAACCGCCAAGGTGACAGACGCCGCCGGAAACACCTTGAGAAATGGCCTTCCCAGCCTGCAGGAGCTGAACTTCCCGATTCTCAGGAAGGGCGTGAACAATATAGAGATTGCCGCGGCAAATGCAGTTTTCACGGAACTTAAAATACAGGCGAAAAGCAGATGGAGGTGAGCGTATGGCAATAAAATCAATCCTGACGAATCAGGAGGATTTTACCGGGGAGTTTCCTGTAACCGCGCGGACGTCCGCGCTGTGGCGCTTCAACGAAAGCGCGCCGGACGGCAATCTGCGGCTTCTGGATTCGTCAGGGCATGGCAGGCATTTTACCGTCTCCGGCTGGTCGGGCACTTCGGCGAGTCTGATTGCCGGAAGATTCGGGCGATACTTCCGTCAAAACATCGTCAACCCAACTTCGGAAAAGACCCACCTTATAGCTGCCAACGACGGCAGCATTTTCAGCAATCTGGGAGAGAGGATTGTCGTAGGCGGCTGGATCAACCCCACCACTTATTCGGTGGGGCAGACATACTGCCCTATCTTTAACACCCGGCAAGGACCCGGCCAGCCAATCTTTTATGTGTCCCTCTATCAGGGCAGGCCGCGCATGATGCTCTACAACTCCGCTGGCTCATTGATCCTTGACCAGAGCGAAACGCCGAGCTTTTCTATGGTAAACGGCGGCTGGTACTTCATTGCGGCCGTCATTGAGGTTACTGCCAAAACGTCGCAGATTATCCTCTGCGACCGGGGCAGCGGCGCGGTCTGGATTGCCCCCAAGCGCACCTTTACCGGCACGCTCAACCCGTCCTGTACGGCGAACATCGTCATGGGCATGCACGCCGACACCTATTATTTCGCGGGCGGCTTTGACGATTGGTTTCTGGAGACCGATTCGCGCCTGACCATCGACGACCTGGCGCAGCATTTTAGGAACGCGCTGCTGGCGAACGGCGCAGACAGCGCCGCAAGCGTGGACGCCCTGACGGAGCCGGGATCGGTTACGCTTAAAGCGGCAAACGGCGTTTATCCCGCAAGCGGCGTGCTGTACACCAGGGCGGCGCCCTGCGCGTTGTCCGGCAGCGGGCGTGTGTCGGCAACCAGCGAATATACGGCTGGTGTAACGTCAGTTTCCTTGGTAGAGACCAGCACGAGCGACGATTTGCAGGAATGGTCGGCATGGCAGGCGGTGGGAACCAGCGGCGAGCTTCAGTCCCCAAACCGGCAATACATCCGCTTCCGGGTGACGCTGACCACCGCCGACACATCAAAAACGCCGAAACTGCTGGAAATCCAGCTTCACGACATCCCTAAGCCGCCCTATGAAAAGCTTGGCTTTGCCCAGCCGGTGATACTGGATGAAAACGGGGCATGGGAGGCCGTCCTTGAAAATGCCATTGACGTCATCGTTACCGGCGAGGTAAACGGCGCGGATACGCTGGAGTTCAAGCTTCCGTTCCATGACCCAAAAAGAAACGCGCTGGAGAACGAAAAGCAGGTGCAGATCGCAAGCGACATTTACCGGATCCGCACTCTGACGGACAACAAGAGCGAGGACGGGCGCATCATTACGCAGGTTTACGCCGAGGCGGCGTTTTATGACTTGTCCTTCAGCGCGGAAAAGGCCCCTGCAGACTTTAATGCGGATACTGCAGATGTACCGATGAAATACGCATTGCTTGGTACCGGCTGGTCGGCGGGAAATGTTACCGTAACAGCGAAGCGGACATGGCAGTGCACCGAGAAAAATGCTCTGTCCATCTTGCGCGCTGTGCAGAACATCTACGGCGGCGACCTTGTTTTTGACAGCGCAAACCGGCTGGTACATTTGCTTGCATTCAGCGGCGCAGACAGCGGGGCGCTGTTTTCGTATAGAAAGAACCTGAAAAGCATCCAGCGGGTGGTCGACACGCGGGAACCGGTGACAAGGCTATATGCCTACGGGAAGGACGGCATGACCTTCGCTTCCATCAACGGAGGCAAGGAGTATGTGGAGGATTACAGCTTCTCCGGCGAGGTGCGGATATCCACGCTTGACTGTTCCTCTTTCAGCAATCCGTATCAGATGCTGGAATATGCAAGGATGCGGCTTGCGGAATATTCGCGGCCCCGCGTTTCCTACGTGCTGTCGGCCATGGATTTGTCGGCGCTGACAGGCTATGAGCATGAAGCGTGGAAACTGGGAGACATTGTGACGGTGGACGACAAGGAACTGGGCCTTTCCGTTAAGACCCGCGTCGTGCGGCGGCAGTACAACCTTCAGGAGCCATGGAAAACGGTGATCGAGCTTTCCACAAAACTTCGGGAGCTTGGCGATTCTTCGGCACAGTGGGACAAGGCGGCAGATACGCTGTCTTCAACCGATCTCCTCGACCGCCAGGAGATCAAGGATATGGTGCCGTTCAACCATCTGCGCAATTCCCGGGCGGACGACGGCTTTGCCTACTGGGTCAATTCAGGATTTGAGGTGAATACCGGGAACGGCGTTTCGGGAACGGCTTCCTTTAAAGCGGAGGGCGTGCCCGGCATGACAAAGAGCCTGTCGCAGACGGTATACCCGGCAACGCGCAAAAGCTACACCTTTTCGGCGCAGATCGCTTCCGAAAACCTCCAAAAGGGCGAAAACGGCCAGGTGGGCGTTGAAGTAGTCATAGAATACGAGGACGGCACGACCGAAACAAGGTTTATAGATTTATTTTAAAGGATGGCGGCGGATATGGCGTATTTCAATCAAACTGCGCACAATATTTCTCCCAAGAGTGGGAGCAGAGTCAAGTCCATCACCATCCGGCTGTGCGTCACCGACTGCACCGGCATAGTTTACTTTACGGACTTATTATTGCAGGGCGGCTCGGTGGCCACCGGCTGGGTGGGTCATGCGTGCGAGATACGGTGGACATTGGACGGGTAGGTGTTGATGATGCAGTTTTCAAGGTTTGCGGAAACCATACAGATAAAGGGCGGCAGGCATGTGGCGGGCGTGACTGTGACGCTTAAGCTTTCCGACTGCACCGGCAGCCTCTATTTTACCGACCTGCAGTTTCAGGAAGGAGACCGGCTGACGGGGTACACCGTCCACACAAACAACATGCTGGCGAAATTCCGGGAAAACGGGGAGTCCGTCCCGCCACGCCATTACAACGGCGTGGTGCGGACGGCGGAAACGGTTATTTTATTCAACCTGGGCAAAACATCCGCGGAAATCGACTGTTATATCTATCCCGTACAGGACATGGCGGCAGGCGGCATTGAGCTTTCCCAGGGCTTGGGCGCGCACAAGGCGAGGTTTCTTGATCCGGTGAATGCGGGCGATGAGCTGGCGCTGTTGGCGTCTGCCCGCCGGTGCCTTAAAAACGGCAGTCCTGCCCGGAAGGAAGGATTTTATCAATATTCGGCGGCATGGGACAGCAAGCATGCGGTGAAGCTGGAGGAGGGGAAATCGGCGCGGGTGCTCTTTGAATTTCAGGAGATGCAGGACGGGGGTGAGCGCCTGTGAGGGATTATCTGAAAGGCAAACGGTGCATGGTGTGGAGCTTTATGGGCAATGCGAGGATGTATGAAGCGCTCAGGGACTACGGCGACCGCTTTGATACGGTAGGGATTTTTACCTTTGAAGTTGACGCGACAGGCACAATCACCGAAACCGGCACCAGCATCAGCAGCATGATCCCATACATCCAGAAATGGCCGCACATCAAATGGCTGCTGACCGTTATGAACCATGGAACAGCTTCCGTTTTTACCGCGCTTCGCAATAACGAGAACGGCGCAAAGGATAAGTTTCTTTCTGAGATCGTGCGGATTATGCAAAAGTACCCTTGGTGCGCCGGTGTGGACATCGACCTGGAGCGCGGCGGCGGATATGAAAACAAGGACGCGGCAAATGCCCTGTTCCGGGATATCTATAATACCGTAAAGTCATATGACTCAACAAAGCTCGTCAACATCTGCCTGCCGGGCATGACCGGAGTCCAGGGATCGGTGGGCGGCGAAAACTGGTGCGTCTACGCCGATCTGAACGCCTACTGCGATACCGCCGCCATCATGAGCTACGGCATGGCTTGGGCGGGCTCCGCTCCCGGCCCCGTATCCCCCCGGGACTGGCTGGAGGGCATATACAACTATGCTGTTACAGCAATGCCGCCGGACAAGATATTCATGGGACTGCCTGCCTACGGCTGGAACTGGCGGATCCACGACACGCCCGAAAACCTCGGAGTCACCTATCGCGGAGTGTCCAACACCTACTATGCGGCAAAGAACTGGATGACGGGGGTTTACAACTTTACCAATGACGCGCCGCCGCAGCCGTTCATTCCCATTGTCGCCTACTGGGATGATTACAACAAGGTACCGTGGGCTCTGCCCCACGTATACGACTATATGGGAGGATGGGATGCCGTATCCTGGGAATACCCGCTGCAAAAAGGCGTTTACAACAGGCGGAGGTATTTGACCGGCTATGGCAAGGAGCAGAAAGCGGAATTCGGAACCGTCTATATTGACAGAAACGGCGTTCCGGACGAATATGAGGGAAATGTCATTGTGGCGGAGGGCATGGCCTCGCTTGGAGATGCGGAGGCGTCGGCGGAGTACCGGTTTGAGATTGCAGAGGCTGGATACTACGATATTGCCGTCCGGCTTTGCTTCCCCTTTTGGGACAAAAATGCGATTGTGGTTTCCCTGGACGGCAATGCGAAGACCTTCAGCGAAAGCCGCCTGTGGTGGCCGTACTGGAGAAGGCTTTGCTGGCTGGCGCTTGCAAAGGGTGTATTTCTGCAAGAGGGAACGCATGCTGTCAGCATCAGCGGAGGAGTGCCGGGAGTCCAGTTTTACGGTTTCAGGGTGTGCAGCGGCTTCTCGGAGCATCCCTATGCCGGGGAAGCCGTTTTTATGCTGTCCCCGAGGCAATTTAAGGATGTAAACGGCGTGATGGCAGAGCCTGATCGAGGCTTTAAGCTGACCTTTGAAATGCTGCGGAGAAAACCTGATTCCGCCCTCATCTGGTATGAGGATTTCCGGGACAGGAACATACTGCCGGAAAGCTACTGGACGATCCTTTCCGGGGAGTGGAGCGTGTGGCAGGATCCGGACAGCACAGAAAGCCGCCCTTATTCCCAGCTTGAGGGGCATGGCGAGCTTGCATGGAAGTACGGCGGCTTTTCCGACGTCCATATCCGGGCAAGGCTGGCTTTCCCGCAACACGGCGGCGGCCGGGCGGGAGTGTTCCTTGGCGATATCTTCTGCTGCTTAAATTACGACGCGCAGAGAGTGGAGCTTTATCAGGGCGCTTCCTTGCTTGGAAGTTATTCCACCAGCTTTTCCAAGACTCCGGACAGTGAGATCCGCACAAACCCAAATATGTACACCATTGAGATGCGAAAGCGCGGCAATACGGTTAGGGTCTATTCCGGCGCAAGCTCAACCCTGCGCTTTACGGCGGCTGTCGGCAACACAAGCGGCTATGCCGGGATACGCTCGGACAGCCGGATAGTATGCGAACTTCTGAGGCTTGGCGATGCGTGGGTTTATGAGCCGTATGAACGATTTGACGCGGAGCTTCCGGACGGCACAACAGCAAGCTTCGGAAGAATTTCCCGCACGGGAGTCACTTGGGACGATGAGTTTCAGGTGTTTTCGGTAAACAGCGACGTGGAAGAACCGGCTACCCGCAGCGAGGACATTTCGCTGGACTATGATTTCTTCCACTCGCAGCTTTTGGCGCTTTCCTGCGGCAGCGATTATGAAGTTAAAATCATCCCGAAGGACATCAATATCTGGATATCCCGCCTGTTCCTCGGCGACGCGGACGGTTTTTCCATCCTGTATTATCAGGATGTGGACAGCCTTGTTTACTGGTCAAACGAAGCTGCTTACCGCTGGAAGCTGCGCGGCATCGCCCTCTGGTCGCTTGGGCAGGAGGATATGCGGCTCTGGGAGGCTCTCCCGAAGCAGATATAGGGCGGCGGTATTTATATATTCAGCGCTTTGCTTTCAGGCAGGGCGCTTTTTAATATGCAAAATTTGATTGAAACGGAGGTCTTATCAATGAAAACAGTATGGAACTGGGTGCAGGCGGTTTTTACTGCCGTCGGCGGTTTCATCGGATGGTTTCTCGGCGGGCCAGACGGGTTTCTCTATGCCCTCATCGCCTTTGTGGTCGTCGACTATCTGACCGGCGTGATGTGCGCGATTGCGGACAGGAAGCTGTCCAGCCAAATCGGAGCAAAGGGCATCTTCAAGAAGGTGCTCATCTTTGTGCTGGTGGGTGTGGGACACATCATCGACAGTCAGGTGCTCGGCAACGGCGGGGCAATCCGGACGGCGGTCATCTTTTTTTATCTCAGCAACGAGGGGATTTCAATACTGGAAAACGCCGCGCATATAGGGCTGCCGGTTCCCGAAAAACTCAAGGCGGTCTTGGAGCAGCTTCATGACCGCGGCGAAAAGGAGGAAGAAAAATGAACCTGCACAAACTCATTCTGACAAACAACGCCTGCTACAAGGCAGGCAGAACCATTGTGCCGAAGGGCATCATGGTGCATTCCACCGGGGCAAACAACCCATGGCTCAAGCGCTATGTCGGCCCGGACGACGGCTTGCTCGGCAAAAATCCGAACAACAACCACTGGAACCAGGACAGGCCGGACGGGCGGGAGGTCTGCGTCCACGCCTTTATCGGGAAACTCGCCGACGGCACGATTGCCACCTACCAGACGCTGCCGTGGAATATGCGCGGCTGGCACTGCGGCGGCTCCGGCAACGACACGCACATAGGGTTTGAGATCTGCGAGGACGGTTTAACCGACGCCTCGTATTTTAATGCCGTCTACATGGAAGCCGCGGAGCTTTGCGCCTACCTTTGCAGGGAGTACGGGCTGACCGAGAAGGACGTCATCTGCCATTCGGAGGGCTACAAGCTGGGCATTGCTTCCAACCACAGCGACGTCATGCATTGGTTCCCGAGGTTCGGGAAGTCCATGGACGCGTTACGCGCCGAGGTAAGGAAGCTGCTTGACGCTGCGGGCAGTCCAAAGACGTACATTGTAAAGAAGGGCGACTCCCTTTGGGGCATTGCCCGAAAGGAGCTCGGCAGCGGGGCAAGGTATCCGGAGATTATGTCCTTAAACGGCCTGTCCTCGACGACGATTTATCCCGGGCAGGTTTTGAAGATACCGCCGAAATAAGGCGTGGGCAATTGATACAATATCATGACAGCGGGAGCGGCGGTTTAGCCGCTCCCGCTTTAATAATCGGGGAGGTGTTTATTGTGGCGCATACGGGAACGGTTTCCAAGCATCCGGAGGGATTCGAGGATTATGTGAAAAAGGCGAAGCTTGCCATGCCGCCGGAGGAGCTGCAGGGGGAGCTGGATTACTGGCGTTCCAAGAAAATCCTGCAGAAGATGCTTGACGGGGGCTTGATTACACCGGATGAATTCCACAAAATCGACGCATTAAACCGCAGATCTTTCTTACCAAGATTGGCACAGTTGATGGCGTAATTGCCTTGCTATTATTTACACGCAGAGGTATCATGTCCACCCCGGGAGGAGGTGAAAATGATGCGAAAAGTTATGAAGATTGAAGCTAACGGGGACAGGTTTGTTTCGTCCCTTAAGCTTCGGGTGGCGGCATATTGCCGCGTTTCCACCGGCAATGACGACCAGCTTTTAAGCCTTGAGGCGCAAAAGCAGCACTATGAAAAAATCATCAGGGACAATCCGGAGTGGGAGTTTGCGGGGCTTTACTGCGACGAGGGCATCTCCGGCACCAAAAAGGAAAACCGCGACGGGCTTTTGAGGCTCCTGCGGGACTGCGAGAAGCATAAGATAGACTATATCATTACCAAATCCATCAGCCGGTTTGCGCGTAATACCGCCGATTGCCTTGAGATCGTCCGCAGGCTTTCGGAGCTTGGCGTCTTCATCTATTTTGAAAAGGAGAACATCAACACACGCTCCATGGACAGCGAGCTCTTGCTTTCGGTGCTCAGCAGCCTTGCGGAAAACGAGTCGGTTTCCATCTCGCAGAACAACAAATGGGGCGTCAGGAAAAGATTCCAAAGCGGGACGTTCAAGCTTGCAAACCCGCCCTACGGATATATGTATCAAAACGGAACGATAGTTCCGCATCCAGAGCAGGCGGTGGTGGTGAAACGAATCTTTGCAGAGATTTTAGCAGGCAGAGGCGCCCATGCCGTGGCAGAAGGACTTAACGCTGACGGAATCAACCCCGCTCGGGGAAAGAAATGGACGGCGTCGGCTGTCCGCGGAATACTCGAAAATGAGAAGTATGTGGGCGATGTTCTTTTTCAAAAGACCTATACCGACGATAATTTTATCCGTCATTATAACCATGGCGAAGAAGAAATGTATTATATAAAAGATCATCATGAAGCCATTATAAGCCGGGAGGATTTTGAAGCGGCAAAGCGCATCTTGGAACAGCGCGGCCGTGAAAAAGGAATTGAAAAAGGCACGGGCAAATACCTGAACCGCTACGCTTTTTCCGGCAGGATTATCTGCGGTGAATGCGGCAGCGTATTCAAACGGCGGATCCATATGGCAAATAAGCCCGGGCAATATATAGCATGGTGCTGCAGCAAGCACATTGCCAGCAAGACCAAGGATTGCTCCATGGTATATATTCGCGATGACCGCATCAAAGAGGCGTTCGTTTTGATGATGAACAAATTATACAGCAACCATAACATCATTTTGAAGCCGCTGGTTGAAGCTATGAAGGAACAGGATGCAAGCGGTTCTTATGCAAAGATAAGAGAAATTGACGCAAAAATAGAGGAAAACGCGGAGCGGGCGCAGATACTGGTCAGTTTCCTGACGAAAGGGTATCTGGATCCCGTTCTTTTTAATAAGCAGAACAATGAACTTAAGGCAGAAACGGCAAGGCTCAGGGAACAGCGGGCAGCGCTGACAGCATCTTCTGCTGCAGGGCGGTCTGCGCTTTCAGAAGCGGAAGCGCTGCTTAAATACCTGTCAAAAGAAGGCGGCATTATTGAGGAGTTTGATGAATTTCTCTTTGAAAGGTTTGTGGAAGGCATCACAGTTTTTTCGCCGGCAGAAATTGGATTCCGAATGAAATGCGGCCTTGTCTTAAGGGAAAGGATTGAACGGTAAATGGCGCATATACCATACGGATATAAAATTAAAAACGGGTCTGCATCTCTTGACAAAAACAAAGCCGCGCAAGTCAAGACGCTTTTTGCAGAATATGCCGGAGGCTTGTCTTTGGAGGGCGCGGCAAATAAAGCGGGCATTCCCCGCAGGCATGCTTCAATTGGACGGATGCTTTCCGACGAGCGGTATCTAGGCGACGGATTTTATCCTGCCATTATCGGTGCGGAGCTTTTTAACCGTGTTCAGGAAGAGCGCATACGGCGCGCAGAGACGCTTGGGAGAAACCGGAATTACTTTGCTGACGATAAAGCAAACATCTCGCCTTTTTGGGACAAAGTCTTCTGCGGCGAATGCGGCAGCGAATACCGCCGCTACGCGGAAAACGGCAAGGAACGGTGGAGATGCAGCAGGCGCATTGTCAAAGGGCGGCTGTGCTGCGCCAGTCCAGTGATATCGGAACAGAGTCTTGAAGAAGCATTCATGGAGGTTGTCCGTGCGCTGGATATGGAGGATGTAAAAGCAAGGCCGCCAAAAAAGAGGATTGTTATTGAGAAGAAATATGACGATCCGCTTAAGCAGGCAGAGTATGTTTACTCGCTGGTAGAAGCAGATGATTTTGATTATATGACGGAAAAGCTGATAAACATTATGGGCAATGTGCCGGCCGCTTTCGACGGGGAGTTTATGTCAAAGGTTGTTAAGAGAATTACGGTATTTAACAGCGGGGCGGCGATGTTTGAACTTATAAACGGCAAAATATATGGGAAGGAGCTGATTATAGTTGGCGGCAGCAAGAACCGTGTCGGTAATACCGGCAAAACCGAGGCAGAATAGAACTGCAGAGGCTAATGCCAGGCATAAGCTGCGGGTAGCGGCCTACTGCAGGGTTTCCACTGACAATGAAGAGCAGGCGTCCAGTTATGAAGTGCAGATAGAGCATTATACCAGATACATCCAAAGCAATCC